CTTACCTTCTTATCAATCAGATCACTGTCCCGCATACTTGAAAGCTCTAGTAATGATCCTTCTACATCAAATATTGTATGATGAAAGTCAGTAGCTACAGGTGTTTCCCCTGCTTTTATTGTCTTTCGTATTAGCTGTGGCAGCTTGAATTCTAACCATTCATGCTTTAAGGTTTCAGAATCTAACAATATAGCACCGGTTTTTACCTCTTCTCTATGGAAGCTAGTAGTGTATGGGCTACCCGGGTATAGAATGTTTCTCTGGCTGTTCTTGTAACTGTGAAGATCACCAGCTAGAACCAAGTCCCAGCCCTCTAACCTATCTAAGTCGATCTCTGGTTTGACATGTGGTTCTATAGCGCCACGCACATGTGTGCATAATATACGGTTATTTGGCTTAGGGAACTCTTTGTCCTTAATCCTACTATAAGGTATTACATCAAAGGTATTATTAGAGTAATAATCGTCTATGATTGTTACTAGTGCGTTAATCTTACTAGTAGCCTCCTTTAAATAACTTAAGAAAGTTGTTGTCTTAGTAACAGCACAATGATTGCCTGAGTATACCAACGTTTCTATATTACAAGAACTAACGAGCTGGAAGTACAACTCCATTTCTTGCACGGTAGGAACTCTATCGAAAATATCACCACCTAGTATCAAGATATCTGCTTGCTCTTGCATCCCTTGAAGTTGCTCAATAAACATATTGAAACGGTTCTTGTACCAATCACTGGGGACGTTCTTAGACCCAAGCTTGATATGTATATCTGCTGTGAAGAGTATTAGCATTGTTTTCCATACGTATTATTTACTGTCATAGTAATAGGGCTCCAACTTTCGCTGAAGCCCTCTCCCATATAAGTTTATTGCGCTATATCACCAAGCTCGTCAATCGCTTCTTTGTCAGTACCTGTGTCATCTGAGCCAGAATCTGAATCTTTAGTAATGCGCTCTAATAGAGCTTTTACTTCATCAGAGGTTGCGCGTGGATACGCTGCATCAATACCAGGATCGGCTGCTACTAGAGCTTTCTCCGCATCTGTAAGTGCTGATGGCTTGCAGCGTAGTGGCTGCAGTGAATAAGCAATATCCCATACATTGCTGCCTGTTTTAGCCTTCTTGAAGTGAAGCGAGTAACCTGTCTCTGGATCAGTGGGGTCACCAAGATCAGTGGCTAAGTCTCTAACTTGTTCGAATAATTTCTTTTTCAAGTTGAGAGCCTTAACCTTGCCATCCGTTGGGTCGATACACAGCACAGCATAGTTCCAAGAGCACTTAGCCTCTGGGAAGAACTCCTGCACATAGTCGCGATCCTTGTTGTCGAATTTCTCAGTAACTCTGTTAAACGCTAAGCACTCTACTGGAATATCCTTTCCATTTGTGCCTTTGACCCAGTACACATAGCGTGGCAGAATGTCTCCTACCATACGTACAATATTGTCACCATCTACGTACTTAAAAGTATCAATAGACTTTTGTGCAGTGCCTTTAGCTTTTGTGAATGAAATAGCCATGTGTTGTAATTCCTTATTAGTGTTGTGAGTAAAATTACTCGTATTTAAAAGTTATGCTTTTACTAGTAATATCTAGTAATTTGTTGCTTTTTATTGCCCTTAAATCAATATCAGGGAAAAAACTTAAATCTAAGTTCTTACTCCCTAGTATCTTATAAGACGCAAAGTCGCGGCGTCCTGCTAGTTTGATATACTGCGCTTTATATACTACATCAGTGTTGTCTTTGAATAGATCCGCTGCGTTTAGTAAAAAGCTAGTACCTTGTGCCAACCCGTCTATTGGCTTGTGTTTCTCGAAGGTGTTGCGTGGTATTACCCTGCCTAAAGACAGCTTCCGTAGTGCTTCGACTAGGAAGGTTGTATCACCCGCTGTCACAGCTTCAAGTAATTCTAAATTGAAGAATAATATTTTCATTATGAGTATCTTGTTGTTTAAATTTTCATTATAAAGTATTATACCACAGAAATTAAACATTTTCAAGTCTAAATTTTACAATGTACTAATCTCCCACTGCTTCCTTAGGTACAGCTCAAGCCTAGCAGTGTTCTGTCTCTTATCGTTCCAGCCTGCAAACTGGAAATCCAGCACCGTAGGTGCAAGCTTTCCGACGTGCCTGCGTTGAATCCTTCCTATGATTTGCTCCAGTAAAGAGTCGTTGTTAATCGGAGTAGCTAGGAGAACGCAGCTTAGAGGGTTGATGCTAATTCCTTCACTAAAAATCCCGCGTGATCCCGCTATACAAGATATTTCTCCATCAAGTATCTGACGCTTAGCTTCATTCCTATCCCCTATCTCTCCGGTAACGACAGCACAAGCGTCTCCTAGCATTTCTCCCATAGCTACTAGGAATTCCACTCTATCAGATATTATTAGTACTTTGTGCCCCTTATCTATCTGAACTGCGGCTACTTTAGCAACAAGATTTAAGTACTTTTTGTCTCGCACTAGCTGGGTTATTCTATCAACCCAAGCTAGGTCTGCATTCAGAGTAATACCCGTCTTTACTAGAAGTATCTTAGGAGTTAGGGTATTGGCCTCTGGTGGTATGAGTACCTTTGAACCAAAGTAATCAGGAATAACCACGTGCTTCTTGTCTTTCCGTACCAGGGTACCACTAAGCCCGATCCTGTATCTTGCGTACATCCCATTAACAATCTCTGAGAATGTGGTAGCTGCTGTTCTATGACACTCATCCACTATAACTGTACCAAACTCTTTAGCCACTGTGCCAACATGCTTCTTCAGCGTTTGGGTGTTAGCAACAGTTATAATCTTATCTTTATAGTCTAGCTTCCCCCCACCAATAACTCCAGCTTCTATCCCAAATAGTGTTGCTATTTCTTCTACCCACTGATCTCTAAGTGCCACAGTATGTGTTACTATTAGAGTGCGTTGCCCAAACTTCTTAGCTAAGTATAATCCAACAAAGGACTTACCCCAACCCACAAGAGCGTTTATAATACATGAGTCATCCGCCTCATCATAAATTACCTGCTGGTTATCATATAAAGGAAACTTACATTCAGGGAATTCAACCGGAACAAGCACTCTATTATCTACAATCTCGTAGTCTTCTGGGATTAAATCCATACGCATTTGAGGTATACTAAGAATACCTTTCGGTAGGTTCTTATAATTCTTTATAGTCAGGACAGGGTTGCCTTTCCCACCTCTTCCCCCAGCCGCAACGATTATCTTGTACGTTAATCTCTTACGTATTTCCGCAGTAATCAGCTCCCCTGGATTATCTAAATATATCCTGTTTGATATAATTGCTTTAGGCATCTATATTTTCCTGTATGTGTCTTTAAAAGGTTCCTCGTACAAACCGTAAATAATACGTGCTTTGCCCCATTCTAGTACACCCGCGTACTGCACTGAAAGCTCTGGTACATAAAATACCTTAAAGCGTTCCACTAGACCATGCACTTCTATGAGTGCTCCAGTAGCCACGCCCGGAATAACTTTTTTAATCTTAAAACAGCGTAGTCTGGCGCGTGTGGTTTTTGTGTACTTAAATGTATACCCTTTGTTGTCTATAAACCACCTATTGGTACACTTAGATATCTTTAAAAAATCAGACAAAAAGTATACTGCGTATTTTAAAGGCAGCAGGTTGTGTTTTATTAGCAACCTGCGACGCCCAAGAGTGTTTCCAGCCACACTCTTGTCGTCTAGAATCTTAATTGTGGTTACTAGACCTTCATCGGTAAGTGCCTCAGTAGTGTATGTCAGCAGTTGCCCGTTTACCTCGGGGACTTTAGTCCCCAGAGGGAAGACGGGCCAGCTTACCTTCGACAAATCCATATTGAACCTCGTATTTACCAAAACTATAATCATTACCTACTTCTACATCAATGCCGATAGGAGTACCCGGTATTGAACATCCGTAGTCTTTTTGTGTGTTTCTAGCTAATATCTCTTTGTACTCTTCTAACACATCATCTTTTACTACAGAACTTACCGAATCGTGTACCAGCATAAAGATATTAGCGTCCAGCCCTTTCTCTTTACACTCCCGCTGTGTATTCATTGCTGCCAACAGGTTAATATCTGAACTCAAATTTTGTATAATTGCATTCACCCCGCTTCTGGTAGACTGAGCCGCTATAGCTTTATCTGAAGAGAAGACGTTACTTAGTCTTCTCTTTCTACCGAAGAATGAGTAAATAAACCCATTCTCCTTTATTGACTTAGCACTGGCATCCAACCAACTCTTTAGCACATGGAATTTATCAAAATAAGTCTTGATATCTTCCTGCGCTTGGCTTGTTGAGTACTCTCGCCCGGTAGCCTTACTAACTGTCTCTGCCACACTCTTAGCGCCTGAACCGTATAAAATCCCAAATGATATCGCTTTCGCGCTCTGACGTAGCTCTGGGTACAAACTCTTGACTTCTCCCACAGAGCACATCAAGCCAAAAACTGACTTAGCAATGCTTGAGTGGAAGTCCCCCCCCGAACTAAATACTTTTTGTAATTCCCTATCTCCTGCTAATACTGCTGCGTAATACATCTCAGCTGTTTGTAGCGGTTAACTCTAAGCCTTTCAACTTAGACCGGACTATATCTTCAACCTCTTTTAATGAAAATGCAAATACAACTGTATCTGAAAGCGATAACTTCCAGTTCATTGTATCGTTGTATTTCTGACCCAAGCCGTTGTTAGCAGTAGTTATTTCTAATACTAGAGATAAGCTCTCTATGTAGAAATCTGCTGTGTGCTTAGTGCCTGTATTAAATAAGTCGTCATATTTAACCTGTCTTTGTATACCTTGTTCTGGTATTAGTATCAGTAACGTTTTATATGCTTCATATTCAATTTTTGAATCAAAATTACCTAATTCAGTAGAAATTCTATTACCTGTTACTCTATGTGGATTACAATACTCACATACTAGGTACTCAGCAGTATACACATGTGCCCCCGATCTTTCTACGGTATTTTCACATGTGTGACACTTGTACACGTATGCAGCGCCACTAGTTCTACGGGTTTTTTCTACTATGCTAAAACCTTCAAATATATCATAAGTACTAAGCGGTTTACTTTTACCTCCCACACCCCTACACATTCTGCATAGTCTATTATTTGCAGTTACCATTCTCTGTAGCGTACCGTATAGAAGAACTTCCTCAAAGTTACACGCTGTACATTTAGTAAGTACGCTAGCATGCCCGGTATCTGACAAGGTACTGCTAATCCAGGATAAACCTACTTTCTCTATTATGTTACTCACTTTAATAGGGTCGTATGCGTACCCTTTTTCACCAGTTCCTTTGATACGCCCTAAGAACTCCCTACAATTGAACCCGTACCTTCGTAACGCGCCTATATTAGTACCAGTAGGTATTTCACCCCTTCTAGCACTGCTTTTCTGCCAAAGCTGAACACCCGCAGGTATTTCTACATCATTTTCATTAAACCATTTTCTAGCTTTTAATGCCAGACTTTCGAGGTTGTCCCCTATTTCGTATATGCTTTTGTTGTTACTCATATCCTACTCCTTTCGGATAGTCTCTGAACGTTCAACCAATTAACTTGGAGGCTTCGCTGCTGATTGACCAATCCATAATATTTTTAACATTCAAGCTCGCCGTTACCAGCCACTTTGTAGTTATTACGGCTCTAAGGTTGTTCCAGCAATTAAAGGGATGTTTACCTTACTGTTACCAGTAAGGGGGACCTACACTTGATCCTGTGATACTAATACGTAGCCCTCGGGGGCTACTATACAACTTTTAATGATAGAATCATCCCTAGGCAATTGTTGAGCGTTAAACTTTCCTGAGCTGCTTAACCTACCCGATGTAGTAAAGATTAAATTAAAGTTAGTACGTACTCTACCATCTCTATTTATAGCAGGAATTAATTTGCTAACATATGTATTCATTAGCTTAGTTAATTTCTTAATCTTTAGTAATGCGCCAGGCAGAGCATGTTGCTCAGTCAGCGTAGTTAACACTTCTGCGTCTGTAGATATAGCACCCGTACCTGTTTTCTTACCTGTAGGTACTAGCCCTATATAGTCAAATAGCAGTTTCCTTAGCTGAATAACACTATTAGGGTTAAACACTGCATTTTGAGCTGCCTCAAACCTATTAACTTCATCAAACTCGTATATTGCTGCTTTAGCTTCCTGAATGCTAGTAGTTAAGTACTCTTCTGCGTTCTCTAGTCGCTGCTTATCAAACGGGATTCCGACTTCTTCCATACCCATTAAGAAGATAGTACCCGGAAGCAGTAGTGTATTGTACACAGATAACAGCTTAGGGTTCTTCTCTAGTATAGGCTTGAATTTACCGTATAATACATAGGTAATTGCGGAATCTATGCAAGCATACGGCCACATCGTTTCATAAGGTATTAAGTCATAAGTGAAGTCGTCCTTAAGTATTTTATGTGTTCTACAGTATTCAGATTTAAACGCGTCTAACTCTGCGTCGTAATCACCATATTCAGTGTACTTTAAAGCAAGCGCCTTTAGTGAGTGTGAGCTATTCTCGTCTAGTGCGTAGTGCATGAGCATGGTATCTTCAGTAGCATCTTCTCTAAATGTAATACCTAAGTGATACTCTAGCATCTTCCAGTCAAACTTTAGGTTATGGAAGACTGTTATGAATTTGTCTGAAATTTCCTGTAGCAGCGAAATACATTCTTCATCCAAACAATCAGTTAGTATGTAAACACCTTGGGCTTCTTTATACGTTAAAGAAATCCCTAACACATACCCGTCTCGCGGGTACAATCCTGTAGTCTCAGTATCCCAAGCTACAGCGACCGTAGCGTTTGCTAATACTTCTAGCAGGTGCGCTTTAGCTTCTTCCGTACTACATATACCAGAGAAATCACCCGCTGTGGAAGTTATTGCTTCACCAGCATATATTCTAGTAAGCCTATCCATCGCTCGCTGGAAGTCTGGTTTACCTTCCGGCTTAAATATTAGCATAGCAGGGTTACTGATACACACGTACTTATCGTTTACCAACTGCCCTGCCATATTAGTCACGCTAGTAACTTTAGCATACTCTTTAGCCGCCTCACTACCTACGAGGATAACTAAGTCATAAGGCTCTGCGTCAAACTCTAGTGTAACATCTTTCTTTAGCAGTTTCTTAATTGGTACGTCCGACATGTGAAAATGGTCGAACGCAAACTCAATATACTTGCCGTAATTAGCTTTACTAGGTGCTTTGTCGATTAGTGCTACTTTTTTCATAGTACCCATTCTACTGTACCCTCCAACTGCTTAGAAATATCCTCCTGCAGAGCCGGAGAGATAGGTACATCTTCCAGTACCCTTCGTATACCATCAGATACTCTGCGATTATGCGACGGGGGGCACCCGCCCATGTTATCTAACAGTGCTATTAATACTGCGATTTCTTCTGCGGTTAACTCTACAACTGCTCCAGTTGCTGTTCCTTGGTGTGTTTCAATTATTTTCATTTTTGTTTCTCCTTTTATACTTTATTATAGTGTATTATACTGTAAATTTGATCCGCTGTCAAGTCTGCCGGATCTTCGCCGTCTTTTAAATCAAGTATCTCAACCACGAAATCCTCTGCCTCTATTAGTGGTCGCATACTTTTAGCTGCCTTTCTGCCAGCTTCATCCCCATCAAATAATATTGTCACTTTCTCTATACCTTGAGCTTTGTAGGGTAATAGTTTAGTACCTAGGTCACCCGTTAGGGTATTAGTACCGAAGGTACACACTGTATTCTTAGCACCGTTATCGTACATATGCAACATATCAAATATACCCTCAACTAAAAAGATTTCTTTAGTTTCTTTTGGCATAATGACTGGAAAGAGCTGCAGTTGCACGCCCCTAGGGTAGTTTAGATACCTAGGATACCCTGCCCCTAGTGTTTGCCTCCCTACGAATACTTGGGTCTTACCAGATGCGTTGGTAATAGGAAATATAATCCTATCCTCAAGTTCCTTAACCTTAGTATTCTTAAACGCCCCGAAGTGCAGTAGTGTTTCTTTTGAAATACCCCTGTATTCCAATAACCAAGGTGCTGAACCTTCTGGGTGACTTAATCCTAGTAGCATAGTTTTCAATGCGTCCAATTTCTTTTTTAGCACACTAGTTCTTACACTAGTTCGGCTTGTTACCACCCCGTAGTATTTAAAGATGTTACCTTTAAACCCACAAGATAAGCAATTAAATATACCACTATCCTGGTTTATTCTTAGGCTAGGGTTACTATCGTCATGCTCAGGATTCAAGCATTTTATTTTATAGTCCTGCCCCGACACCATAGGATGCTGCTGGTTTTTTACTAGTAGATTATATACGTCAGTCATTTAAGAGTTCCATTGTAAGTCGTTAACACCTTCGCCTCCTTTTTCTAGTGTTACACCGGAAGCCTTAGCACCTTTAGTAGGCTTATCTATCGACTGTGGGGATATTGTTAAAGTACTCCAGTCCACTGGACAAGTAAAGCTGATTTGCGGAGCGCCACGCAGCTTAGTAGAGTCAAAGGAGATACAGTCATCATGCGCTTCTATGATGAGTGAAATATCCGCGGAATCTAAAATACCTTTAGAAAACCTAGCTTCGCCAGTCTTGTCAATCTGGTACGGACTAACTAACGCTATCTCATGCTTTCTAGCGATATTCTTTAGCTTCTTAGACAGCTCCATCTGTGGTTTCCAATCATATTGTTCACCTCCTAGGCTAATCTGGTTAATGTAGTCAATAATTACTACAGTAAGTTTGTTTCCGAACCTAGCTTTAGCTTTCCCGATTTGGAGGTCTATCGCCCCTAGGGTCAGGTCTTTATCATCCACAATAATCATCTGGTTGTCTTGCTTTAGCTCGTAGTTTCGTACTAGAGTCTCCTCGAATTTGAACTTATCCTTGTGTTCTAGAAAATCGTCTAGCACTTCTTGTGCGTCTACGAACATATCTACCCTAGTACGCGCCATTGCTAGTATATCTTCGTTGCTTAACTTATTATTCTTAAGGGCTTGTAAGTTAACTCCGCTAAGCATTGCCATATGTCGTTGATGTACTTCAGCCGCTGTCATTTCAATACTAAGGTACAAAGACGTGTTACCTGCCCTGTACTGATTAGTAAAGATATTGCTACTAACTAGGGATTTGCCAGAACCTCGCATACCGCCTATATATAGTACTTCTTGCCTAGCCAGGCCGCCAATAGCTGCATCAAACGCGTGGTTCAGTCCTAGGTTAATTCTTTCTCTATCTACATCTTCCTGGCGTTGAAATACCATTAAGTCCCGCATAGTAAATACTGTTTCAGAAGTGTGCGTCTTATCTTCTAGTGCTAGTACCATCTCTGCTAGGTTATTCTTAACTTCGGCGGAATCATATAGAGGTAGATTGTCTATAAATGGTTCTAATAACTTTATTGTTTCGTTTTGTGTGTACTGATCTATTAAAGCATCCAATATTACTTCTATGGATACGTCTGGGACTTCTAGCATACGCACTATAGCTAAGATAGAAATTATAGGCCCATCGCGCAACAGTGCGTCTAGCGTATCGAAAGAAGGTAGCTCGCCATACTTCTCATAGTGCTTACCAATAACCGCGTATAGGCTAGAGTACGCTGAATCTAAAAATACTAACTTCAACTTGCTGTAGA